CGAAGCCAGCCGAGCTAAAGATGATTCAGGGCAACCCTGGCAAGCGAGCAATACGCACAAATGACGCTATTGCCCCACTCGAATACGGCTACATCGAGCCACCGATTGAGCTGGGTGAAGTAGGCAAAAGATTCTGGGACTCAATCTTTGGAGCCGGTGAGCTTTGGATCTCAATCAAGACAGACACTCAACTTGTCCAGCTAGTCTGTGAACAACTCGACAGGCGAGAACTAATCAAAGAACAAATCCAAGCTGACCCATCAGACCCGACCTGGTACAGACAAGTCAACGAAGTCGAGAAGGCTATTGTGACCGGACTCAGCTTGTTAGGTTTCAGCCCTGCCGACAGGACACGCCTTGGCCTAGTATCTGCCAAGACCAAAACCAAGCTAGAGGAAATCATTGCCAAGCGAGAAGCCAGATAGTAGTTGGCCCCCACGCTGGCTAACCCCTGTTTCTGATGAGGCCATTGCTAGAGGTGATGGTGAATACGCCATTGAGTTTGCCGAGGCCTTTGGCACTATCGGTAAAGACGGAATTGCTGGCAAAGTAGGCCAAGCCCTAAGACTTAGAGAGTGGCAAAAGGAACTTGTCAGACGCATCTTTGCCAGAGATGAGGATGGCGGTCTATCTGCACGAGTAGCCCTTGTGGGCACTCCAAGAAAATCAGGCAAATCTGCTCTGGCTTCAACGCTTGCACTTTACTCGCTGATCGCTGAGGGTATTGAGGGTGGCGAGGTTGTAGTTGCTGCTGCTGAAAAGGAACAGGCTCGAATCATCTTTGGTGAGGCTAAGAGGATGGTTGAGGCAAGCGAGCTATCTGAGATGTGCACCCTTTATCGAGATGCAATCTATGTGCCAAGCACTAACTCCGTAATGAAAGTCTTGTCTGCCGAGGCTTACTCAAAAGAGGGTTTGAATGTTAGCCGAGCCATTGTTGATGAGATCCATGCCCACAAGAACCGAGAGCTGTTTGATGTGCTCTCGCTATCTATGGGAAACCGAGGCAAGATGGCACAGCTTCTAGCGGTGACTACTGCTGGGCAAAAGACGGACATGACAGGACAAGACTCCATTGCCTATAACCTTTATCAGTTTGGCAAGCGAGTCAGCACCGGCGAAGTCAAAGACCCTAGTTTTTTTATGGCTTGGTGGGAAGCAGAGCCAGAGGCAGACCACAGACTTGAGCAGACTTGGCAAAGTGCCAACCCTGGCTTTGATGATCTAGTTGCCAAAGATGACTTTGCCTCAGCGGTTCTAAGAACCCCAGAGCCAGAGTTTAGAACTAAGCGACTAAACCAATGGGTCAGCTCTTTGAACGCTTGGCTACCAACTGGCAAGTGGGAGCAGCTAGGGCAACAGATAAATCTTGACTTAGACACACCAGTCATTGTCGGCTTTGACGGCTCATTCAACGGCGACTGCACAGCCCTCACTTACTGCACAATTCCAACCGATGACACCTTGCCACACATCGGGCTAATACGAGTCTGGGAAAAGAAACCAGAGGACACCGATGACTGGCGTGTTAGCACTCAAGAGGTAGAGGATGAAATCATCCAATTTTGCCAGACATACAATGTAAAAGAAATTGCCTGTGACCCTTTTAGGTGGCAACGCACAATGGAAGCTATGCAAGACCTTGGCTTGCCAGTTGTCGAATACAACTCAAGCTCACCATCGAGAATGGTGCCAGCTTGTAGCAAGCTATTTACTGCTGTGACTGAGGGCAATCTAACCCATGACGGCAACCCGACTTTAGCCCGACACCTAAGCAACGCTGTTATCAAAACTGACCGAATTGGCCCACGCATTGTCAAAGAACATCGTGGATCACCACGCAAGATTGACGCAGCAGTGGCAGCGGTCATAGCCTTTGATAGGGCGACTGTTGGTAGAGTAGAGGCTGAGGAACTACTCCCGCAATTCTTTATTTAGGTTGGTAATGACAGCGACAATTCTCCAGGCAGTTGGCATCCTGACAATCTCAGTAGGTGCAGGTCTTATCTATCCACCAGCAGGTCTAGTTCTGCTCGGTGCTGGCATCCTCACTTTTGGTATAGCTATTGAGCGAGGTAAGTAATGCTAGGAAATCTTTTTGGCGAACAGCGAGCTGTTAGCTTTCAAACTGTTTGGGGTGCAGGTGAGCCTTGGGGCTTGCAGTCAGAGTCTGGTGTCAATGTCACAACTAAAAAGTCTTTTGAGATTGTTGCCTTTTTCTCTGCTGTCAGCCTTATCTCTGACACCATCTCGACTTTGCCATGTGGGGCTTATCTAAGGATTGGTGCAACTCGCCGACCTTTGAACCCCCGACCAGTTTGGTTGGACCAACCAGATGTTGACCTAAGCACAAGGGCAGCGTTCTTTCAGCAGGTCTTTTCTAGCTTGTTGGTGCATGGCAATTCTTACACTCGTGTTTTTAGAGATGCACAAGGTCAGGTTGTAAACCTAGTCAACCTTGATCCTGAGAAGGTAGATGTTGAGCGTTCGGCTATTGGTCGCAAAGTTTACAAGGTGCAAAACGAAGGCCGGATGCTTACAAGCGATGAGGTCATCCACATCGTTGACCTAATCTTGCCAGGTGAGCTAAAGGGTCTGAGCCGAGTAGAAACTCTAAAGCAAGCACTAGGTCTAAACATCGCACTAAGCGATTACGCCGCTAGATTCTTTGGCACTGGTGCATCAGCTCAGGGTGTCATCGAGTTCCCTGGCAATTTAACAGCAGAGCAAGCAAAACAACTTGCTGACGGCTTTGACGCAAGACACCGCAACGGCTCACGCAGGGCACACAAAACAGGTGTGCTATCTGGTGGAGCTAAGTTTGTAAACACAGGCACTGACCCAGAAGCAAGCCAAGCACTAGAGTCACGCAAGTTTGCAGTCGAGGAAATTGCAAGAGCTTTCAATGTGCCACTTCACCTACTCGGTGTACCAGGCACAGCAAGCTACGCATCTGTTGAGCAGAATAACTTGCAGTTTGTTTCTATGACACTAAGACCGCTGGCAGAAAAGGTTGAGGCAGCGTTCTCTCGCTTACTTCCTGGCGATGCCTTTATCAAGTTTCAGTTCAATGACCTACTAAGAGCCGACCTAGCCTCACGAGTCCAGTCCTACTCAGTTGGTACTCAGGCTGGTTTCTACTCAACCAACGACATCCGCAGACTTGAGGATCTAGAGCCAGTCGAGCAGGGCGACCAGTATCGAGTGCCACTAGCCAACATTGCTTTGGCAGACACCGAGGTCATCACACTTGAGAAGCGTGTCAAGATGGTCCAGCAGTTGGTCATCTCAGGCTTTACCCCTAGCGAGGCTCTTGCTGCTGTTGGTCTAGGTCAGATTAGCCACACCGGACTACCAAGCACACAGCTACAGCCAATCGCACAGATTGACCCTAACAACCCCGAAGCAGTTTACGGAGCCGAGTAATGCAAGCACCAGCAACCCTAAACCTGACAATGTTTCAAGGGGCATCCTTTGACTACAACCTAGTTTGGAACACCACCGCAGGAACTGTGACTACCCCTGTGAACTTGACTAACTGGACAGCTCGGATGCAGATGCGAGACAGCTATGACGCTGGCACAGCAGTTCTATCTTTGACTTCTGGCACAGGCATTACTTTGGGTGGAACCGCTGGTTCAATTCTGATTGAGGCAACAGCAGTGCAGACCGCTGCTATAACCGCTGGCCCTTATGTCTATGACCTTGAGATGGTAAGCCCTGCCTCAGTAGTCACAAGACTTATCGAGGGCACAATCATTGTTGATCCAGAGGTCACTCGTTGAGCATAACTGTCACCACTAGCACCGCTGTCATAACAACGACATCGCCGACCTCTGCCACCATAACCACAAGTGGCAGTGCCTCAGCTCGTATTGACATCTACCAGCAGACCTACGCTAACAACCTTGTCGGGGTTGAATACATCTCTGAGCCAGCTTGGTTGCAATTTGACACCAATGCTGTGCCTAGTATTTTGCCAGGCAGACTTGGTTGGAATGACACAGACAAAACCCTGGACCTTGGACTCAATGCCAATGTGACTATGCAAGTAGGGCAAGAAATGTTTGCACTTGTCAAATCTGGCAATGGCAGTGCAATTACTAAAGGGCAAGTTGTTTACATTACTGGCTCTGACGGTACAAACAAACTTGTATCCCTAGCTCAAGCCAACACTGAGCCAGCAAGCACAAAGACTTTTGCAATTATGGCTGAAAGCATCTCAGGTGGAAACAAAGGTTTTGCTTGTACCTTTGGTCTGGTCAAAAACATAAACACAAACGCACTAACAGAAGGTGCTGCTGTTTGGCTATCTGCAACTACACCAGGTGGCCTAACTACTACCAGACCAACGACACCTAACCACGCAGTCTTTATTGGTTTTTGTGTACGCAAGAATCAAAACAATGGTGTCATCTTTGTCAACATTCAGAACGGCTATGAGCTTTCTGAGTTGCACGATGTAAACATAAGCTCAGCCACAAACGGTCAGGCACTTGTTTGGGATAGTGCAAATAGCTATTGGAAAAACGCAACAGTCTTGGGTCAGGCGACATCACTATCTGTCGGAACTGTCAGCAGTGGAACAGCAGCGGCTGTCACTGTCACAGGAACTGCCCCATCACAATCTCTAAACTTTGTTTTGCCTAAAGGCGACAAAGGCGATACTGGTGCCACAGGTGCTACTGGAGCAACTGGACCTACTGGACCCCAAGGTGTAAAGGGTGACACAGGTGACACAGGACCAACAGGATCTACAGGACCAAAGGGCGATACAGGTAATACCGGACCGACTGGCCCGACTGGACCGACTGGTGCAACTGGCCCTGCTGGGGCTAAAGGCGATACTGGTGACGCTGGGCCTCAAGGCCTTACCGGCTCAACTGGACCGGCTGGGGCGACTGGTCCGGCTGGGGCTACTGGTGCTACTGGGGCACAAGGTCCAAAAGGCGATAAAGGTGACACCGGCGATACCGGACCTGCAGGAGCAACAGGTGCTACCGGTGCCACAGGCCCATCTGGAGTAGTAGCCGCAACTGCCCCACTTGCTTATGACTCTGGTACACAGACAGTTTCCTTATCATCAACAACCATCACAATAAACGGCACCGCTGTTGCACTTGGTGGGACCATAACAGTAAATGCGAGGCTTGCCTAATGCCCTACTTCATCTCACAAAACACCGATTGCCCTGACTGGGCTGTAGTCAAAGAGGATGGCTCAGTAGTATCTTGCCAAGACTCAAAGCAGTCAGCGATTGACCAGATGGTTGCTCTATCCCTAGCTGAGGAACTTGAGCCTGGTGGCGAGCTAAGGGAACTACCAGACAACTACAGACCAGCACTATCCGAGGATGTGCCAGAGGGCAGAGCTTGTGGCAACTGTTTCTTTTTCAATGAGGACAGAATCAATCAGGCTGGCGACAAAGCTTGGTGTGAGCGTTGGGATGACTTTGTTGATGGTGGCAATTACTGCAACGCTTGGGAACCAGATGACAGCGATGATGACATGGATGAAAACAGAGCTGCACCTGACGCACTAACTACTGGTGACTTTGTTTCTTGGAACTCATCTGGTGGCAGAGCCAGAGGCAAGATTGAACGCATCGTTAGAGATGGCGAGATAAATGTGCCAAACAGTGACTTTACAATTACAGGCACCGAGGATGACCCTGCTGCCTTGATAGTTGTCTATCGAGAGGTGTCAGACGGCTGGCGTGCAACTAATACAAGAGTTGGGCACAAGTTCTCTACCCTAACCCTCATTGAGGATCTACCTTTGTCTGAGGAAAGAGCAATAAACCAAGAGGCACCTGCTTACATGAGGGCTGCAGCTCGGCGTGGACTTGAGTATTACGAGGAAGGTCTAGCTGGTGATGGTGTCACACCTGGCACTATTCGAGAAGCCAGAGCGATGGCAGAGGGCACAGTCAGCGATGACAAGTGGATACGGATTGCAGCTTGGATTGCTCGACACCTTGTAGACCTAGACAGCCCAGATGCAGACCCAGACTCTGACAACTACCCATCAGCCGGTGTTGTTGCTCATTTGCTTTGGGGATCAGGACCATCTAAGAGAGCCGCACAACGCACTAAAGACTACGCTGATTCAGTTGTTGCTAGAATCAGAGCAGAGGAAACTAACAGCATGGACAATAAAAACAAGTGGCTAGATGTAGCGAGAGCTATTGCCCTAAAGATTGACGGCCCAAAGGCTCAAGAGCCAGAGGTTAGAACTAACAGCGTTGAGTTTGAAGTCAGGGCTGAGGGTGACGGCATGACCTTTACTGGCTACGCCTCTGTGTTCAACAGCCCATCACAAGACCTTGGTGGCTTCATCGAGTATGTTGCCCCTGGTGCTTTCAAGCGTTCCTTACAATCTCGTAATGAAGTAAAGCTACTTTGGAACCATGACTCAGGTGAGCCACTTGCATCACTCAGAGGTGGCACCATGCAACTTGTTGAGGATGAAGTTGGTCTAAAGGTATCTGCACAGCTACCTAACACAACAAGGGGTCGTGACATCGCTGAGTTGCTTCGCACTAAGGTAATTGACTCTATGAGCTTTGGCTTCAATGTCATCAAAGACACATGGTCAAGAGATGGCCAAACTCGCACACTAGATTCAGTAAGGCTTTTTGAAGTGTCAATCGTAAGCTTCCCAGCTTATGAATCAACAACTGCAACAGTACGCTCACAGCCAACCATCAACCCTGACCAGCTTGCCGATGCTTTGCTAAAGCTAGAGTCTGGTGAGGAACTAGACGAGGCAAACGCAACCTTGATTACTGAGGTAGTCAACAAGCTAAAGGCAAGCCCAGAGGTCACCGAGGAAATTGCAGACAACGGCCTTGACTTGCTAGACCTAAAGAAAAAGCAATTTGACCTACTACTGAAAAGGATCTAAACATGGCAACCAAAGATGAAATCAAAGCAGCCCTACTAAAGGCAGCTGGCAACCCATCCACAGGTATCATTAGAGATCTAGCCGATGACTTTGCTCAGGCAGTCTGGGAGCTAGACAACAAAAACTCTGTCAATCCTGCCAAAGAGGTTAGAATTATTGACAGTAAAGAAACTCGCTAACTGTTTCTTTAGCCCCAGCTCGGTCCCCCTTCCTGAGCTGGGGTTTTCTTTTGCCTATAAACTTGTTGTTATCAGTTGAGTGTTAGCACCGCTGTGTCTGTTGAGTGTCAGCACCGCAGGAACCCCCTCAAATCAAATTATTAGGAGAATCATGTCTGACTTTATCAAGTCACA